CTTTAATTTGTCACCCGTAGTATTGAGCATGAGATTGTTTTCATCACTAGCAACAAACCCACCAGGAACAGTCCCAGCATCAACCTGAGCATTAATCACATCAACTAGCTCTTGGAAAGTGTCAGTAGTAGCGCCATCTGGCAAAACGATGTCTTGTTGAACTTGATCAATCAAAACATTATCAGTACCATCGATCACAATGCTTAAAGTCCTAGCAGCGGCAGTTCCAGTGACAACATCGCCACTGATCGCCACTGTTCCGGTTACGGAAGCTTGGGTCATGCTCGTTCCGAGACCTGTCGGATTGGTTCCGACCATGCCAGCACCTTGGAAGACTGCGGATGCGGCAGCCGAAGTGATGGCACCGCCATACATGGCGTCTTGGACAGATACTAATTCTAAACTGGCGGAAGGACCATAGGCCCAAGTAGCTTTAACGCCGATTTTTTCATCACCAGCGGCACCCTCAGAGTCATCGCCAGCGGAGCCAGAGTGACCTACATAGAATTCAATTCCATCAAAAGTGGTTAACTGAGAGTTCAAATCGGATACTAATGTAGCAGCCGTATAATCTACCTGAACGCCTGATGTTGGGCCAAGAACGACTAAGACCTTTGAGGCCAGAACGCCGTTAAGACGCCATCTAAAGAAAGCGTCTTTTGCGAAAGAGTAATTCCCAGCGGCTGGCGCTGTAAAGGAACCGTACACTCCTTGATCGCTTCCATCCGTTAGGGATGCGGCGCTGATTCCACCACCTGCATCTGCAACTGCTATTTGTGCGGTTGCAGCACGTTCATGACTTGCGTTGTTCGTATCACCGACACGGACGACATATAACTGATTAGCCACCATCAAATATTGCATTGCGGCGTAAATCAGATAAGGATCTCCATCTTTAGGATGTGGGAACCCAAAACTTCTATGAAGTTCTGTTCTGTTTCTTACCAGCGTTGGAATATTAATTGGACCTTTGGACGCAAAGCCAATCACCGCTGCCCGGTGGAAACTTTGATCCGGTGGAACGAAGCTTAGATCTTTTTCAATTATTCTAACACTTGGGCTAATTGTGTTCGAAGGTGGAAAACCTTTTAAAATTGCCATTTCTTTTCTCCCTTAGTTTTGATTATCCGGTACGTTACGAAGGCTAATTAAGCCCCAGTCTTTTACACGAGTTATATACTCAGTTGCTCTCTCATCTTCAAGCAAATAAACATTTTTTCCGGCGCCAACGCCGGGAATGTTTAATGTGGTAAAGCTGTTGGTAGATTTTCTAGAACGGACTACCAGTTGGACTGGAAATTTTTGTCTGTTAGTAATCTCTATCATTCTAAACCCTCTACTGCTTCTTGTAATCTGGACAGCACATCAGTGACCCTATCAGGATCAATACTATTTACTACTTCAACTCTCGTTTTTAACACAGCTTTATCTCTTTTAATTGGTTGTGGAATAAATGTCTGAGCAGTAAAGGTAAATTGATACTTAATTACTCTGACGTTTTGATCTCCAGGTTCTACATCAATGTTGTTTGCTATTGAATCTAGATTAACTCCCACTTCCCAATACACACCTCTTACTTTTATGTATGCAATTGGGGAGAATTTTAGTAATATTTGCTCTACAATTTGATTCATATCTTCGACATATAACGTCCAAACATATAAAGTGTACGAAACATCAACAGGCAGTCCTCTAGATACACCAAAAACTGTGTCTCGTTCATGTTTTTCAGAAGTGGTAAATCCAGGTTTGTCGTCAGACCTCATCGACCGCATATAATCTGTGGCTTTGTGGTAGATGTATCTTTCTTGATTAAATGCTAAGTCGGTAGAACTGATGGCCATCATTGGCAATTTAATTCTATCTACTACTAAACTATCATCCTTGCGAACATTATCTTGCATAACTGCTGCAACTGCTTTTTCTTGAGTTGCCCATATAATTGGAATGGGATGGGCTTTTCCGTCTTCATCAATGGCAACAATTTTTCTAAACATATCTAACATGGCTTCATCACATCCACGCAATGCTTTAGAATATCTATAGATCGTATTTTTATCGCCGTATGTGTCATTGACAATTTGACCTGTTTGCAGCGGGTCGCAGGTTTCAGCAAATCCAAGTCCTGTTTTTTTATTGCTTACATCCTCCAACCATCCCAAATCAGGTTTTCCAGCCGTTCTTTTTAGGGAGTCGCTTCCGTCATCATTACAATATCCCGTAGTTTTATCGTCAATCCGACTATTTAATTCGGGACCTTTGTCGTCACATTGGTTTAAATTTTTACTGCTGTCCATGTAGACTTGGCTTTCAATTTGATTTATTATAATTAGTTAGTATGACAAACTTGTTTTTTGGTTTAAAGGCATGAAAACAACAATCTTAAAATATAGAACTTGGTATAAGGGAGTGCCGCCAAAATCAATCAAGTTAGAAATACCTGGTTGGGCTGGTAGCTCTATGGGTCATGATGATGGCGACAAGCCCCAACCATGGCACTGCATTCCTTTTGTGGATGGATCAACATATGGGTTAGAATTAGTTTATCCATTTGATACTGAGTGTCATATTGTTAATGAAAATGGTGAGATGAAAGTTTTGGGCGATTTTACTGAAGAGCAAAAAGATGTAACTAAAATAAGCCCCAACACTACCCTACCTCCGTTTGTGCAATTTGCACCTGGGCATTATGGGTTTACATCTTCGATAGATATTAAAACAGAAGAAGGTTACGTTGTTAGAATAGAGCCGCATCCTAGATTTTACCAAGACCAGACAGACACAGTTCCACTTCCAGTTCCTGGTCATATAGGAGGGGATTTTTGGCCTCGTATATTTTTTGTAGTATTTAAACTTCCCTTTAGTGGACGAAGACATATTTTTAGAAAAGGTGAGCCATATGCTCAAATTCTTATTTTGCCTAATAAAGTAGATTATGAAATCAAAGAAATGTCTGAGGGGGAAATTAGAGAGAGAGAATTTCAAGAATCAGAATTGGCCAGAATAGGATCAACACATATAGCGTCTCATTCATGGGTTGATCATAAAGGAAATAACTTTGATGATAAATATAAAATGATTAAAAAGTTACACGCCAAGAATGGGATGGATGCTGTCCGGGGGGCTTATCAAGGAGCAAAAACAAAAGAATTAAATGCGATTAAAGAAAATGAAAGATTAAGAGTGGAAAAACAAAAGAAGATGCCCAAGAAGTTAATTAAGCCTTCTTGTCCTTTTAAAAATGATAAAGATAAATGAAATTTTATAAAATAAAAAAGAAGGAAACTAGACGCAAGCCGTTTTTACTTAATGTAAGGGGGCCTATTTCCGCTCCCAAAATACCTAACCGATTTTTTAAAAAAATACATAAACCAAATAAAGTAGAATTTTTTTTTGATAATGTTGATGCAAGAATATCTAATGATCTTTTAAATCATTTCTCTTAAATTATTTATTCTTCATTTTTAACAGAAGCTTCACCATTGTTGTTGTTGGTGTTAATTGGATCGCCAGGCATGGGCTTGTTTAAAGTTGTTGAATTTATTTTGAAGTCGGGTTCTTTTTGGGTAACTTTCCCCTCCCCTGTAGTTCGAGATTCCTGGAATCGTTGCGATAACAATTGGAGTCTTAATTCACCCCACAATTTAAATTCTTCAACATTCCTTTGAACTATTTTCCAATTTTCACGTTTATGAGGAGAATAAAGTCTGGCGCCAATTTTAGGAGGATGCCCCAAGGTGTTTAGGACATCCCGATAATTAAGTTCAAACATCATTTCGTCGGGGGAATCAAATCCAAAAGCATTCATATAATTTTGAGACGTGATAGGCTCATAAACGGCCCATAGTTTAACTGGGCAGTTGGAATAAATCTTTCCTCTGTCTTCCCAATAAATCGGATCTACAGTTTGCTCTTGAATAAATACTTCATAATAAAATATCGGTGATCCACCTATCTTTATAGCTTCATCGTCCCAAACATTAAAAAGATCATGCTCAGGATTTTCTGGGTCGAATTGTTGTAGACTCCCAGCTACGTTGTAGGGGGTTCCATCGGGATTTTTAATCATATCAATGTATATATAGGTTATTAATATGGAGTTATTGAAACGCCAATGATTGGAGATTGAAATGTCGTGTAAAAATATGTTTATGTGTTTTGTTTCTTTTGGACTAGGACTTACTCTTGGATTTATGAGTCCTTCTTTATTCCCAGCGTGTCCCTTTTTCAACAACGCCCCTGCATGTACTCATGGCGTATGTGATTGTGGTTGCGTTGATGGCGCTGATTGCGCATGTGTAGACTGCAAGGCATGTCCGCATTGTATGGCCA